CATATACTTCTGATGCATTTGTAACTCAATATAGTAAAACTGGTACTCCAATTCAAATTTATAATTTTGTAGGAATGTTTCCAATCGATCTATCACCAATTGATCTAGATTGGGGTTCAAACGATTCTATTCAAGAATTCCAGGTTACATTCGCATACCAGTATTGGGCAAATATTGGAACAACTGACGAGTTTTAATTGATTTTGATATACAATTTGAAAGGTAATCTATAATATGTCGGCAAATAAATTTAGCCTATTTGGTTTCAGTATATCTCGTGATAAGAACGATGAAGATCAAAAGAAACAACAATCGTTCTCACCACCACAGAATGAGGATGGTGCATTAACGATTACTAGTGCGGCCTATTACGGAACCTACGTGGACCTTGACGGCACCGCCAAGAATGAAGTAGAGTTAATCTCTCGATATCGTGAAATGGCCATGCAGCCGGAGATCGAATCGGCTATTGACGATATCGTCAATGAAGCAATTTGTTCTGATGATGATGGTAAGATTATCGAGATTGTTCTGGATGGATTAAATCAACCAGATAAAATTAAGAAAGCCATCAAAGATGAGTTTCATAATGTATTGAGAATGCTCAATTACAATAATATGGCAGTTGATATCTTCCGTAGATATTATGTTGATGGTAAGATGTATTACCACATCATAATTGATCGTGAAAAACCAATGGAAGGTATCAAAGAATTAAGATATATTGATCCACGAAAACTCAGAAAAGTTCGTGAAATCAAAAAGAAGAAAGACGAAAGAACTGGCGTAGATGTAATGAATGTAGTAAACGAATACTACATCTTTAATGACAAAGTAACCACCGGATCATCTTCTAATTTTGGTCCAGTTGGTGTAAGAATTACAACAGACTCAATCATTTCAGTGGTATCTGGTTTGATGGATTCAAGGCGAGCAGTTGTATTGTCATATCTTCACAAAGCCATCAAACCCCTTAACCAATTAAGAATGATTGAAGATGCTATTGTTATCTATCGGATATCAAGAGCACCTGAGCGTAGAATATTTTATATTGATGTCGGTAATTTACCTAAGTTAAAAGCGGAACAGTATCTGCGTGACATTATGGTTAAGTATAAGAACAAACTTGTCTATGATGCAAATACTGGTGAAGTAAGAGATGACAGAAAGTTTCTGTCGATGATGGAAGACTTCTGGTTACCACGGAGAGAAGGTGGTAAAGGTACAGAAATTACTACACTACCTGGTGGACAAAATCTAGGTGAATTAGAAGATATCAAGTACTTTGAAAAGAAACTGTATAAATCTTTGAATGTACCTATTTCACGATTAGAACCAAATCAAGGTTTCTCAATTGGTCGTGTAGCAGAAGTAACACGAGATGAATTAAAGTTTACTAAGTTTGTAGATAGATTACGCAATAAGTTTGCGGATTTATTTGATCAGGCATTAAGAGTTCAGTGCGTATTGAAAGGTATCTGCACTGATGATGAATGGAAAGAATTCAAAGAACACATTCATTATGACTTCATTAAAGATAATAACTTTAGTGAACTGAAAGATGCTGAATTGATGAAAGAGAGATTAGGATTATTAGGTGCAGTTGATCCATATACTGGACGTTACTTCTCTCAAGCATGGATTCAAAGAAATGTGTTGCGGTTGACAGATGATCAAATTAAAGAAATGCAAAAAGAGATTGACGAGGAACAAGCACAAGGTATTGGTCAACCAATCATGGGAATGGGTGGACAACCACAAGAACAAGAAGAACCTCAACAATCCGTTCGTAATCAACCAGATGAAGAATAATTTAATACTAAATAAGTTAATAATTAAATATTAGGAGCAAATAACCATGTCAGATACTAGAAAACTAATTGATTACGCAGCCGAAGATAATGGAGTAGCATTTAGAGATGCACTGTATTCTGCTATCCATGATAGAGTTACTGCTCACATTGAAGCAAAGAAACAAGAAGTTGCTCAGAATCTAATTACACGAAATGAACAGAAAGAACAACCAGTTGAATCTCAAGTAGAAGAGATTGTATCTGAAGAAGAATTAACTGAAGGTCATCACATGCATACCCATACTGTTCACATGGCAGATCCAGTATCTGGTGAATGGAAAGGCAAGATGTTAATGAATGCTGATAATGACAATCATGCAGTCAGACAAGCAAAGAACATGGCAGGTAAACATGGTCTAAAAGTAATGAAAGTATCTAAGAATCATGTTATTCATTCTGACAGAACAATGCATGAAGAAGTTATCTATGAAGGTAAAATGGACGACCTAGAGGATGCTCGTAAAGAAAAAGCAGAAAAGAAAGCAGCAAATTACGAGTTTGATAAAAAACCAAAGAAAACATTAAAGACAATCAGAAAGGTTGCTGGTCATTCAGATTCTGGTGCGAAGCGTGACGATAAAGAGAAAGACGAAGATTAATAACCGAGAAAAATTATGAATCAGTTTACCTATCAAGTATTAACAGATACCACTCAAAAGTCAGTTATTAAATTAACTGGTTCTTTTGATGGTACTTCACAAGAGTCTAATACTTACAGAATCATGGCCAATACTTTGTATGGTGCATTAGATGCTAATAATGTTCCACTAGGTTCTGCACTATCTGTAAGTAACACACCATTACCATATTACAATCTGCAAGTTACTCGGATCATTTATGGTGTCAGTATGGGCACTGTTGGATATGTTCAATTATACTGGCAAGGTACAACACCAACAACTATTGCAAATCTAAACAGAAATGGTGAATACGGTGAGCATTTGAATATGCCATCTATTCCTAATAATGCTGTTGGAGCAAATGGTCATATTGGTATTACTACAGTTGGTGCATCTGCAAACTCATCATACACAATTGTATTAGAATTGCGTAAAGATAATGCAATGTATCAGCGTGGTCAGTTCTCGGACCCAGCCGCTTTCAATTATCCACCATATGGTGTTACTCCATGAAACTAATTAAAGAGATTTACGAAACAGTTAATTATGAGTATTTGGAAGAATCCAATGGAAAGAAATCTTTGCACATTGAAGGTCCTTTTCTAGTTGCCGAAAAGAAAAACAAGAATGGTCGTCTGTATGAATACAATACGATGAAGAAAGAAGTTCATCGTTACACTGAAGATTACATTAATAAGAAACGGGCGTTTGGTGAATTGGGACATCCAGAAACACCATCAATTAATCTAGATCGTGTATCACATATCATCACATCTCTTAGAGAAGATGGTACACAATGGATTGGTAAAGCAAAGATATTAGAAACACCTATGGGTAATATTGCCAAGAATCTAATTGAAGGTGGTGCTCAATTAGGTGTTTCTTCTAGGGGTATGGGTTCATTGAAAAATGTTAACGGTGTTAATGTAGTTCAACCAGATTTTTATCTAGCCACAGCGGCTGATATTGTAGCAGACCCTTCCGCACCTGGTGCATTCGTACAAGGTATTATGGAAGGTAAAGAGTGGATGTTAGTAGATGGCGTTTGGACAGAAGTTCAATACTCACAAGCAGTGCAAGAAGTACGCAAGGCTTCAAGTAGAGATATTGAGGCAGTTAGCCTAAGAATATTTGAAAACTTTCTAAAACGATTATAAAACCTACTATAAAATCATAGTATTATAAATAAACAATACAAATCAAGGAGATTTTCAAAAATGGGAAATTTTAATTTGTCTGAAGCCGCTAAAGAAGTCTTATTGGGTGAAGATTCAAAGTCAACTTTTGACTCTAATATTGCCGCAAAAAGAGCAATGCGTGGTCAAGATGCACACAAAATGGGTGAAGTTGGCGATGATAAATTATCAACTTCTGTAGCATATGGTGAAAAAGATGCCGGTCTAATTGGCCAGTCACCAGAGATGCAAGATGACCACCTACCAGATTACCTAAAAGGTACACCAACAGCAACACCACCAGGTGCAACACCACCAGTTGGTTCAGAGAAAGATGGCGTTGGTTACACAACACTAAAAGGTCAGCCACAAGAGACCATGGGTCGTTCCGATCTAAGAATGACAGCACAGACATCTGCTACAGATTACGAAAACATTCGTGACCGTGTTGCTGGTAAAATGCCAACACAAACCATGATGAAAAATCCAGGTGCAACATTCCAGTCATACGGTGAAGATATCAATGCTCTAATGCAAGGTGAGAATCTATCAGAAGAGTTTGTTTCTAAAGCAACTATGATTTTTGAAGCAGCAGTTATTGCTCGTGCTGAAGAAGTTATTGCAGAAGCAGAGAATCAACTAATTGAGCAATTTGAAATTGCTGTTGAAGAAGTTAAACAAGATTTGGCTGAAAAAGTTGATGCATATCTAGAATACATGGCAGCAGAATGGATGGCAGAGAATGAAGTTGCTATCGAATCTGGTCTCCGTGCAGAAATTACAGAAGAATTCTTGAATGGTCTACATAATCTTTTCGTTGAGAACTATATTGAAGTTCCAGAAGAGAAAGTTGATGTTGTTGAAGAATTGGCTGCTCGTGTTGCAGAACTAGAATCTTCACTCAACGAAGAAATCAACAATAATGTTTACTTAACACAAGAATTAAACGAACAGAAAAAAATTGAGGCAATCTACACAGCGTGTGAAGGCCTAACTCAGACTCAAGTAGAAAAACTAAAAGGACTCGCAGAGAGTATTGAGTTTACTACTGAGGATGAATTCGTTAGTAAAATTGAAACATTGAAAGAATCATATTTCAAAGTAAATTATGCTAACAACAATACATTGAACGAAGAAGTTATCATTGAAGATGAACCTAAGAAAAATTCAAGTTCATTTGATCCTTCAATTAATGCATATGCACAAACAATTTCAAAAACTCTTAACAAATAAGAAAAACAAGGAGATTCACTCATGTTTATGACCGAAGAACTACAAAACAAATGGAAGCCAGTTCTTGAGCATCCAGAACTAGAAACCATTAAAGATCCATACAAGCGTGCTGTTACAGCACTTGTACTAGAAAATCAACATCAAGCAATGCGTCAAGATGCAATGCAGTTGAACGAGACAGACAATGGCCCAACAAACGTAACTGGTGGTGCAGTTCAGAACTTTGACCCAATCTTGATTTCATTGGTTCGCCGTTCACTACCAAACTTGATCGCTTATGACGTTGCTGGTGTTCAACCAATGACTGGTCCAACAGGTTTGATCTTCGCAATGCGTGCCCGTTATGCTAATCAATCAGGCGATGAGGCATTCTATAACGAAGCAAATACAATCTTCTCTGGTGTTGGTTCTGCTAACAATCCATATGGTTTCCAAGGCAACAACTCAAAAGACGTTGCAACAGATACACAAAACCCAACATCACTCCATACCACAACTGGTATCGGTATGCCAACAGCAAATGCTGAATTCTTGGGTTCAGATGTAGGCAATCCATTCCAGCAAATGGCATTCAGTATTGAGAAAGTTACTGTTACTGCTCAATCTCGTGCGTTAAAGGCTGAATACTCTCTAGAATTGGCACAAGACTTGAAAGCAATTCATGGTCTAGATGCTGAAACAGAATTGTCAAACATTCTTTCAACAGAGATTCTTGCTGAGATCAACCGTGAAGTTATCCGTACAATTTACACATGCGCTGTTGCAGGTGCTCAGTACGGTACAGTAACTCCAGGTTACTTTGACCTAGATACAGATTCAAATGGCCGTTGGTCAGTTGAGCGTTTCAAAGGTTTGATCTTCCAAATTGAACGTGATGCTAACGTAATTGCAAAGCAGACACGTAGAGGTAAAGGTAATGTATTGATCGTTTCTTCAGACGTTGCTTCAGCAATGGCTATGGCAGGTGTTCTATCATACACACCAGCACTACAAGCTGATCTACAAGTTGACGATACAGGCAATACATTTGCTGGTCTTCTACATGGTCGTATCAAGGTTTACATTGATCCATACTTTGGTGGTTACACATCTAACCAAGAGTTGGTTACAATTGGTTATAAGGGTTCATCACCTTATGACGCTGGTCTATTCTACTGCCCATACGTTCCTCTACAAATGGTTCGTGCAGTTGATCAGTACACATTCCAACCAAAGATTGGATTTAAGACACGTTATGGCATGGTTGCAAACCCATTTGCACAAGGCCTAACAGCAGGTAATGGACAGTTGAATGCACGTTCAAATGTTTACTACCGTTTATTTTCTGTCAAAAATTTGATGTGATTCAATGAGTTACTGATAAAACCACCATTAAGAGTGGTCTTAAGAGGGAAGAGAAATCTTCCCTCTTTTTTTGTCTTATAAATAATCACATGAGCGAAATAATTTTAATCACCGATCTTATTGATCTCAAAAAGCGTAAAGAAAAAGAGTTAGAGTTCTACAAGAAACAACTTGACGAACTTAGGTTACGCATGTCTATTATTCAAAGTGAAATAAACATTACTAATAAAATTATTGTAATGATTGAAACGGAATCCATATTGGAAATTAAGAAATGACCGCATTAGGTAGAACTCCACAGAATACTAATTTACTACAACCAACCAAATATATTCTTGTATTTGATCGAATTAGTACAACTCAATATTTCTGTCAATCATTAAATATTCCAGGTATTAGTTTGGGTGAAGTAACAACTAATACACCAATAATGGATATTTACTCACCTGGAAACAAATTATCATATAATGAATTTAATATTAATTTTATTGTAGATGAACAACTAGAATCTTGGAAGCAACTGTATAACTGGTTTCAAGCTATTGCATCACCTCAAGGATTTGATGAACGCAATCGGCTGACTGAACTTCAAAATCAATATACACCGAATACCAGATTTAAGAATTTTTCTGATTCCACACTCACTATTTTATCAGCACTAAATAATCCAATACTGAAAGTTAATTTTATAAACATGTTTCCTGTGTCACTCTCAGATATCACTTTTGATACATCTCAATCTGCTGATGATATCATTACAACATCGGCATCATTTAGGTATGAATATTTTGAATTTGTAACTTAATTAATTGATAATATTATGGAAAATCTTGATCAAATACTAAAACATTGGGAATCCGATTCTGTTATAGACCAGACAGAACCTGGTAAAGAACTCATTAAAATCCCAACACTTCACAACAAATATCTCACCATATTAACGAAACATAAGATTGCTTCCAAGAAGGCAAACTATGATTATCTTCGTATGAAGAAAACAAAGTGGGAATATTACACCGGTAAAATGTCACAAGAAGAATTGGAAGAACACGGTTGGGAACCATTTAGATATACACTCAAATCTGATATATCAACCTATCTAGAATCTGATAATGATTTGATTAAACTTCTAGAAAAGAAAGTATATCATGATGAATGTGTTTCTGTAATTGAAGCCATTATGTCTGAATTAAAATCTAGGACTTTTCAACTAAGAGATTTTTGTCAATGGGAGCGTTTCATTGCCGGACAATAAACTTATTATCTCCAAAATAAATGAGGTGTATGCTCATGTAAAATGTGAGAAAGATATTGCAAAAGAACTTCATGAATTCTTTTCATTCATGGTTCCTGGACACCAATTTGTTCCAGCATTTCGAAATAGAATTTGGGATGGTAAAATTAGATTATTCAATCTACAAACATCACAGATATATCTTGGACTTCTATCATACATTGAAGAGTTTTGTAAAGAAAGAGATTACACATTTGAATATGCGGATAATCTAGATACTACTGATGATTATCCAGTATATCATGCAACTAAGTTTTTTGAATATCTTGATTTACATTCCCGTGAAAAGAAAATAGAAGTAAGAGATCATCAAAGAGATGCATTTATACATATCATGAGAAATAGAAGAGGACTACTTCTTTCTCCTACTGCATCAGGTAAATCTCTTATCATCTATCTTTTGTTTAGACAGTTACTAGATTACCAAAACCTAAAAGGTTTGATTATTGTACCCACAACATCTCTCGTTTCACAGTTGTATTCTGATTTTGAAGATTATTCTAGTGAAACTGACTTTGATGTTGATTCACACGTACACTATGTGTTTCAAGGAAGAGATAAAGTATCTGAGAAAAAACTCATTATATCTACATGGCAATCTATTTACAAGATGCCTAAAGAATATTTCGAACAATTTGACTATGTGATTGGAGATGAGTGTCATCTATTCAAAGCACAGTCTCTTCAATATATTATGTCCAGTTTGATCAACACCAAGTATAGAATTGGACTAACTGGTACATTAGATGGAACAAAAACACATAAGTTAATCCTTGAAGGTGTTTTTGGTAAAGTCAAACAAGTTACAACTACCAAAGAACTGATTGACAAAAATCAATTATCACCATTCACCATAAAATGTCTAATACTAAAACATTCCGATGAGTGTTGTGAACAAGTTTCGGAAATGACATATCAAGAAGAAATTGAGTATTTAATTCTAAATGAACAGAGAAATAAATTCATTAAAAACTTAGCCATTTCATTAGAAAAAAATACATTGGTTTTGTTCCAACTCGTTGACAAACATGGAAAAAATCTGTATAATATTATTAAATCATCAGAAAAAATAGGTGATAGAAAAGTGTTCTTTGTACATGGTGGTGTAGAAACTTCAGATAGAGAAAACATTAGAAAAATAATGGAAATAGAAAATAATGCTATAATAATTGCATCATTTGGTTGTTTCTCAACCGGTACCAATATACGGAATTTACATAACATTATCTTTGCATCGCCGTCTAAAAGTCGTATCAGAAATCTTCAATCAATTGGACGAGGACTTAGACAGTCAGAAGGAAAAGAAATAGCAACACTATATGATATTGCTGATGATTTGAGACACAATAAATATATGAACTTCACGTTAAAACATTTCATTGAAAGATGTCGAATTTACAATGAAGAGAAGTTCCCATTTAAAATCTACAAGATAGGATTAAAAAAATGAACAATATCCGCTTAATAAGATTACAGAATGGTGATGATATTATCGCATCATTTGAGATAGAAGATACTATAATCAGAATTTCTGAACCAATGTTGGTTGAGATGCATCATCGAGGTACACACATGGGATTGATTCTTCAACATTGGTTACCTATTCAACTCATTAAAAAGAATGAGACTATCTTACAGGCAAAAGATATTATTTGCGTGGTTGAACCCAACGATGAACTGACACAGTATTATATGAACACTGTGGAACATATCAAGAATTTGTTTGCTGGTAAAGATGATTTAGATGAAGATGAACTTGAGGATGAGATGGAATCTATAAGTATGGCAATGGAAGAACTACAAGAAGATAATAATGTTGTTATACACTAGATATAACTAATACTATAATCTGAAAGAGGGTCATAGTCGAATATACACACTGTCAAGTGGTTTGTCAAGTATTTTTGTAAGTTTTTTGTAAATATTTTTAATTTATTATATGGAAGTGATTATTATGGAAGAAAAAGTTGAAGTGAAAATCGAAAAGAAAAAGAAAGCATATGTCAATAATGCTGATTTTTTACAAGCACTTATAGATTATAAACAGAAGTGTAAAGATGCCAAAGAACAAGGGAAATCTGAACCACCTATACCAAATTATATTGGTGAGTGCTTCATGAAGATTGCTGAAGGTTTCTCGCATAAACCAAACTACATTAATTATACCTACAGAGATGAAATGGTGGCTGATGCAGTTGAAAACTGTCTCATGTACTTTTCAAATTTTGATCCAGATAAATCTAGTAATCCATTTGCATATTTCACACAGATCGTGTACTTTGCATTTTTAAGAAGAATTGCCAAAGAAAAGAAGCAGTTGTATATCAAGTATAAATCAACTGAAAACTTTGGTATCATGGAAGAATATGAAATTATGGATCCAGATACAGGATCAACAAAACAGTTTGAAATGTATGAAAATATTTCAGAATTTATAGGTAACTTTGAAGAAGTTCAAAAAGAGAAAAAGCGAGTAAGAAAGATTATTAAAAAATCAAAAGATGGAGAGAAAGGACTTGAAAAATTTATGGAGGAATAATGGATAAAAAAACTATTGGATTTACTTGTAGTTGTTTCGATTTATTTCACGCCGGTCATGTGATGATGATTAAAGAAGCAAAACAACAGTGTGATTATCTCATAGTGGGACTTCAAACTGATCCAACTATTGATAGACCAGAAAAGAACAAACCAGTACAGTCAGTTTTTGAAAGATTCGCACAAGTACAGGCATGTAAGTATGTGGATGAGATCATTCCGTATGCTACAGAAAAAGAGTTGTTAGATATCTTGACATCTCATCCAATTGATGTTAGAATCATTGGTGAAGAGTATCGAGATAAACAGTATACTGGTCATAACTTGTCTATGAATGTATACTATAATTCTCGAAAACATAGTTTTAGCACCACAGAACTTAGACAGAGGGTGTTAAACGCAATCAAAAAATAATTCATTTGGATATTAAATATTATGATAGAAAACTTTGAATTTGTTGATACTGAACCACTTTACATAATGTATGGCGAAGAAAAGTGGATTCATCCTTTTATACACACCTGGTTTGAACCCAATACTCTAACCGAAGAAGAACGAGTGGAGTATGGATTAAATCCAGATGAAGTATATTATGGATATGATGATGATGTTTATCGGATGTATTTGGAAAACGATAAAGGTGATACTATCTATGTAGTTTTTAAGTCGGATTATATTGGTAGAAAATATTCAGAATGGTCTTCAACTATTAACTTTGACGATGATGAAGAAAATTGGCCAGAAAAAACATCATTGTTTGAACCTCCTTACATAAACTCTAGACAAGTTTTTGATTCTTTGTATATCGGTTTGATTGAAGATGTTTGGACACCTATGCCAAAAATAACAGATATTGACAATATTGATGTTTCAAATATCGGAAATGAAAAAATAGAGCAATTCTGTTTTACCGAATTTGGTGAAAAAATCTCAAAAATGTTTGCAAAAGAATGCAAATGTACATTCTTTTCTTTAGATTGTGGTTTAACTACAGACGGTAAAGATTGGTGGTTTGATTCTTGATACTATCACGATACATAGTATAAAATATATAATGGAGATATTTGATTGAAAGTTGCAATTATAACGGATCAACATTTTGGCGCAAGAAATGATAGTTTAATTTTTCTAGACTACTACGAGAAATTCTATGCTGAAACATTCTTTTCCAATATTGACAGTAATAATATTACTACTGTTCTCATTTTGGGTGATACATTCGATAGACGGAAATATATAAACTTTTATTCACTTAAACGTGCTAAAGATATGTTTTTTGATCCTTTAGCAGAGAGGGATATTCAAGTTTATATGTTGGTAGGAAACCACGATACGACATATAAAAATACCAATGATGTAAATTCACCAGAACTTCTTCTACAAGAGTATGATAATATTCATGTTATTGATACTCCTCAAACTATTCATTTAGATTATCAAAATACATCTCATGATGTGTGTATGATTCCTTGGATATGCCAAGAGAATTATCTATATTGTATGGCAGAAATTAAAAATACATCTGCTGAAATTTGTATGGGTCATTTTGAGATTGATGGTTTTGTGATGCATCCGGGTGCTGTATGTGAAGGTGGTTTATCTCCTAGTCTATTTTCTAAATTCGACATGACATTCTCTGGTCACTATCATCACAAATCTAGTAACGGTAACATTCACTATCTTGGTAACCCTTACCAACTCACCTGGCAAGATTACAATGATGCTAGAGGGTTTCATCTGTTTGATTTGGCAGATCGTTCCATAGAGTTCATTCCTAATCCTAATGTCATCTTCCATAAAATCGTATATGATGATAAAGAAACATCAATAGAAGATTTGACTAACAAAGATTTCTCACAATATAAAAATGCATATGTCAAAGTGATTGTTGTAAACAAATCAAATCCTTATGTCTTTGATAAATTTATGAATAATCTGTATAGTGAAAATCCTGCTGATATTAGTATTGTTGAAGATTTTACCATCTTGACAGAAGAATTGGAAGATGATACTATTGATCAGGCTGAAGATACCTTGACTATTATTAATAACTTTGTTGATAGTCAATCAAACAGTCAAGTAGACAACAATCGTCTAAAATCCCTATTGCGTGAACTATATGTTGAGGCTCAAAGTCTAGAACAAGTATGATACTTTTCAAAACCATACGATGGAAAAACATACTCAGTACTGGTAATGTATTTACTGAGATTAATTTAACACGATCCACAGATACTCTTATTGTTGGTAGTAATGGAGCAGGTAAGTCAACCATTCTTGATGCTCTCTGTTTTGGATTGTTTGGTAAACCATTCCGTAAAATCAATAAACCTTCTCTACTCAACTCTATCAATCAACGAGATGGTGTTGTAGAGATTGAATTTTCTATCGGCACTAAGCAATATAAAGTTGTTCGTGGATTGAAACCAAACATCTTTGAAATATATTGTGATGGTATTTTACTCAATCAAGATTCGTCCGTTAGAGATTATCAAGAACACCTTGAAAGAAATATTCTAAAAATAAACTTCAAGTCGTTTACTCAAGTTGTGATTCTAGGATCCGCATCGTTTGTTCCATTCATGCAGTTGTCTCCTGCTGATCGGAGATCCATCATTGAGGATCTACTAGATATTCAAATCTTCTCGTCAATGAATCTTTTGGTGAAAGAAAAGATGACTTTGATCAAAGATAATCTTACCAAAGTTAAATATGACATTGAACTAACCAAAGAGAAGATAGAACTTCAGAATCACAACATTGAAGAACATAAAAATCATAGTGACAAAGAAATTGAAAAGAAGAACCGAGAAATAGAAACAAGTCAGAATCAAATCAAAGACTTGAATAGAGATATCAAAGGAATTCAAAAACACATCGACATACTTCAATCAAAAATTGATGACAAACCTTTAGTTGAAAGTAAGAGCAAAAAGTTAGTTCAACTTGAAGCAAAACTTGAATCAAATATCCAAAAAATAAAAAAGGAGATTGAGTTCTATGAGAGTAATGACCAGTGCCCTACATGCAAACAAGAGATTGAAGAAAGTTTTAAACAAAAATCTATTCTGGAAAAACAAGAGAAACAAGAAACTCAGAGAACTGGACTTGTCGATATCGGAAAACAAATTGAAAGTGTTAACGCCAGAATTGAAGAAATTAATAAATTAATCAAACACATATCCGATCATAATTCTGAAATTGTTAAGCACAATTCTACGATTAATGCGATCACGAAGTATATTAGTAAAACCCAGAAAGAAATTCAGGATCTCACAAATAGAAAAGATAATCTAGCAGAAGAGAATTCTAAACTGAAAGAATTGAATGATAATCTGTTGACATTGAATCAAGAATATGAGACAATATTGAATGATCGACAGTATTATGAATACGCTTCATCTCTACTAAAAGATACTGGCATTAAAACAAAAATCATCAAGCAATATTTACCGATCATGAATAAGTTGATCAACAAATATTTGGCATCGATGGACTTCTTTGTTAATTTCAATATCAATGAAAACTTTGAAGAAACAATCAAGTCCAGATTTCGTGATGAATTTACTTATGCAAACTTTTCAGAAGGTGAGAAACAAAAGATTGATTTGGCTCTTCTTCTTACTTGGAGACAAGTTGCTAAGTTGAAGAACTCTATGAATACCAATCTGTTGATTTTAGATGAGATTTTTGATAGTAGTTTAGATACCGTTTCAGTAGATTTATTAATGGACATATTAAAAGACTTGACCACAGACACCAATTTGTTCGTGATCAGTCATAAAGGTGATCAACTCTTTGACAAATTTAGGAGTGTGATTCGGTTTGATAAGAAAAACAATTTCAGTCAGGTGATATAATGAACGATTTGATTACATTTGATACAGAAGAAAACTCAGTTAAAGTTGACGGTCCTAACATTTTCAATTTAGTTCATCACACTGACCCTATTCTCAGACAAGTTATGCCTGAATTTGATTTCAATAATCCACCGGTCAATCCTAATGAATTTGCATCAACATTAGTTGAAACTTGTAAGGCACATGGTGGACTTGGTCTTTCTGCTAATCAGTGTGGATTTCCTTATCGTGTATTTGTAGTAGGATCTGGTGATAACTATGTTGCTTTTTATAATCCTGTAGTTGAATATGCATCACCAGAAACTGTTCACATGCCAGAAGGTTGTTTATCATTTCCATTTCTAGGATTAAAAATTACACGACCTCAAGAAGTTCATATCCGTTATCATGATTTTAATGGAGAATTACGAGAAGCAATGTTTACTGGTATCACTGCTAGATGTTGTTTACATGAACTTGATCATTTGAATGGTGTGCTGTATACTGATCTTGTTGGACCTGTCGCATTACAAATGGGAAAAAAGAAACAATCCAAATTTATGAAAAAGATGGGTATTGTGGAGAAATAAACATGACAAAAGTGAAAGAAACAACAGTATATGAAAGTTGCATAGGTGTTAGAGACACATCTCAAGCATTGACACTTGAAGATATTATTGGTGAAGAGATTCCTGATCCTGTTGATAATACTCCAGATTGGAAGAAACACTGGAAAGGTATGCCAGACTATGACCAGAAGAATAATCCTCCATACAAACAAATATATCTAAACTTTAGAAACAAAGAAGATTATGATGCGTTTGCTAAACTGGTCGATCAGAATCTTTCAGAAAAAACTAAGAGTATTTGGTATCCTAAGTTGGATCGAGAAGAAAATGCATTGATGAGATGGATTGAAGAAAATGACTAATCCTGTTCATCCCGTTTATATCATATCTAAAGGTCGACATGAATCTATGTTGACCTCAAAATCTCTGGCTCGAATGAAAGTTCCACATTATATTGCTATCGAACCACAAGATGAGAAAAACTATAATGAAGCACTTGATAATTTTGGTATCAGAGATTATGTAACACTTTTGATTGCACCATTTTCAAATCATGGAGATGGACCAGGTCGTGCTAGAAACTGGTGTTGGGATCATTCGATATCTATAGGTGCTGAAAAACATTGGGTATTGGATGATAATATATCAGATTTTTATAGATTGCATCAAAATAAGCGTATTAGAGTGGAGTCTGGTGCCATATTCAAAGCGGCAGAAGATTTCGTAGATCGATATGAAAATGTTCCTATCTCAGGATTTCAGTATCGATTCTTTATTGCTCCTAATAGTGCATATCCTCCGTATGTTAAGAATACTCGAATCTATTCTACACTTTTGATATCGAATGATTGTAAACATAGATGGCGAGGTCGATACAATGAAGATACTGATATCTGTTTGCGAGTATTGAAAGACGGCGATTGTACTATTCAGTTTAATGCATTTTTACAAGGTAAAGCAGCCACTCAAACAGTTAAGGGTGGTAATACAGAAGAATTTTATCACAAAGAAGGTACTTTGGATAAAAGTCAGTGGCGAGATGGTACTCTTAATCCCGAAGGTACTAAGAACAAATCTCAAATGTTAGTCGATCTTCATCCAGATGTTGCTGTTATGGTTAAGAGATATGGCCGTTGGCATCACTATGTTGATTATAGTATTTTTAAGAAGAATGAACTAAAATTGAAGCCTGGCATTGTAATTCCTGACGGAACTAACAACTATGGTATGAAGTTAGTTAAAAACTTCAAAGCATAAAAAATCATATATATCAACAACTTACATAAAACATGTCACAAATCTGTAAAAAAGTTGAAAAAACACTTGACAAATACTGTAACACATAGTATGATGGTATTACTTCGTTGATGACGAGGATTGATTGTAGTTACTTTTTTTTATACATTATAGGAGTTTTATTATGAGCAAAAATCTATCTGTTAAACAACGCATCTTGGCCGCTTTGCAACAAACTGAAGGCTACAACACCTTTACTACCAAACAGGCACAACGCCGTTTCGGAATCACTAATGTTTCTGCACGAATCAATGAGTTGCGTAAAGAAGGTCATTGTATTTACACCAATACTAAGACCCTTGCAGATGGTTCTAAAGTTTCCGTTTATCGTCTAGGTAAACCTTCTCGTGACATCGTAGCATATGCTGTTGCTGCTGGTTATTCTTTTGGTAACTAATTAGTAGATTGAAGGTTGTGGGAGCATCTTAATTGGTGCTCCCTTTTTTTTATAGTTCGTGAGTGTTGACATATATATAAAGTAGTGTTATACTTTATTATTACTTTGATATGGAGTTATTATGGAAATAACAATTAAAAAGGATGACCTTGCCAAAAAGAAACTGTTTTGTGCAACTCCAATGTATGGTGGTGTCAATCACGGACTATACATGAAAGCCTGTCTAGATTTACAATCAGTATCCATGCAATATGGATTACAAATTAAATTCTCATTCCTCTTCAACGAATCACTTATCACTCGTGCAAGAAACTATTTGGTAGATGAATTTCTTCATCGATCAGATTGTACCCATATGTTATTCTTAGATTCTGATATTAACTTTGATCCACGAGATGTGATTGCACTTCTTGCCTTGGATAAAGATGTTATTGGTGGTCCATATCCTAAGAAGGCTATCAAATGGAAAGCCATCAAAACAGCAATGACTAAGAATCCCGATATTGAACCTAAAACTTTAGAGAAATTGACTGGAGATTATGTTTTTAATCCAGTTAAAGGTACATCACAATTTAAAGTGACTGAACCTTTAGAGGTATTAGAAATTGGTACTGGATTCATGATGATCAAGCGTGAAGTGTTTGAAAAGATGCAAGAAGAATATCCAAGTATTCGGTACCGTCCAGATCATGTGGGTCAAGATAATTTTGATGGTTCACGATATATTCATGCATTCTTTGATACTGTTATTGATACAAAAGATAGTATCACTGGTGGTGGTTCTGATCGTTATCTTTCAGAAGATTATATGTTCTGTCAGATGTGGCGTAAGATGGGTGGCCAGATTTGGTTATGTCCTTGGATGAAAACTGCACACATTGGTACCTATCATTTCCAAGGAGATATGCCAGCAGTGGCAAACTTTGTAGGAGAAATGTAAAATGCATAATGAATATGATTTAGAATTTACTATAAAACCTCTTGAACCTCTTACTATTGACGATTTAAACAAACTTTCTATTGTAGATACAACCAAAGGTCGTAAATTTGATTCTGATAAACTAGAATATGGTTTAATTCCACCACTTGCTCTTAAGGCATTGGTGGAAGTTTTAACCTTTGGTGCTCAAAAATATGAAAGAGGTAACTGGATGTATGTTCCTGATGCCAAGCG